AGCAACTAGAGCAAATCACTTAAGGGTTTGATGTTGAGTCCACAGGTGAAAAGTCACCAATCAGCTAAAGTAGCTCCCAGAAGCTAATTAGGGTCTATTGAATAGGTAGATAATACCTGTGGAATAACTACCTATTCAATAGGACCTTTTAGCCGTCCTGCGCAGTAATTGCCATAGCGTGCCTAAATCCCTCTATGCCTATGGTGTTCAGGATCTCCTGGGTCATGATGCCAAGTCTAACAGCCTTACGGATGTCCAAAGCAGCTGTGTATTCATAGTGCTCTGAGGTAGGTACTCTTGCGTATCCTGAGTAAAAGTCATCGTGTGATGAGTCTCCGCCACCAAGTGCTCTCTGTACTAGCCAGGCTATCATTGCTGACCCTGACTCTACTCGCCTCTGGGCTTCAGGCATGGCCCTAATGTAGATGGACAGCTGGTCCATTGTCAGCCGTCCAATCTCTTGTGGAGTAAATCCGTAATAGTAGCTTATGAGAGCGAATATCTCCCCCCAGTCCGTCTGAGTTGGCGGACCAGAGCTTACCCTTTTGGGTTGTGGGGCACCCCTGTCATAAACATGTGCAGATAGGCGCCAAAGTCGTCACCAGATGTCTGACGGAAGAACCTTGCACAGTCATCCCTAGTCAGCTCCTCGTCAGCTTGGTCAATGACGAAGCCAAAGAAGACATCCAAGAAGGCATTCAGGTGCCTAGAGCTAACGTTCATATTGGCTGCCAGTGGCTCGTAGGCGTCCATCAGCTCAGCGACCTCAATCAACCCAGGTTTACGCAGCCTGATAGCTATTGTTTCGTCTGCGTGGTTCCTAAAGACGTAGATTGGCTTGTTGATGCCAAGAGCTTCCTTCAGGGAGGCTACTTCCTTCTTTTCGACTGCCCGCTTTGTTTTGACACCCTTAGCTGCTGTCATAAAGCTTGCTTGCGCTTTATCGGTCATTATATCTCCTCCATTTGTATCTCAGTACCTTCGTATACTGTATCAGCATCAAGGTACTCTTCTATTATAGCTCTAAATGCTATCGGTGTATCTAGGGCATCTACCCAACATTGAGCCTCGTAATCACCAGGGTCAAGGTCATCAACTACAGCAAAGACAGGGCAAGTGATTATGTTCCCATCTAACCGAGCCCCAAAGGCTGCAAACCTGCCGTTCTTCTCGATGATTATCATTTTATCGTCCCAGAGCTTAGAATGTTCCATTGAATAGGTAGTTATTCCACATTACTTACTACCTATTCAATGGCGCAGAAGTTAGCTATACCCGTAGCCAAACAGAGCCCTCAAGCCTCTCGACCTGTGAGCTCCGCCGACCCGTTATTACGACCCGTCTACCTTAGGCATAGTGGTTTTGTCTTGGAAGAACTTTGGCTCACCGTCAATAGTGAGTGTCATGCTCAGCGAGTGCACGTCACTTGTCTCGAGGTTGAAACCAGTGATACGAGCAAACCCAACGACAACGTTGTTCTTGGCAGCCATTGCGGGCTTATCGCCAAGGACCAACATGTAGCCAATCTGTTTGCCTTTGTTGTTGGCAGACATCAGCTTGTCAAAGCTGGCGTAGCTAAGGATCAAGTTGGAGGTCACGGCGATCGTCCCACTGTGGATATCAGGCACAACTTCTTGCCAGTCACCAGAGTCCCATGAGGTGACGTCGATGGTGTTGGTGCTGGTGTTGAAAGGTGCAGACTTGACCTCAGGGAAGATGTAGGTGTCACTGTAAGCAGTGGTGAGGTCACCTGCTTGCAGTACAAGATCGGCTACGGCTGGGAAGAACAGATAGAGGTGGCTGTTGCCACGTGCGCGTCTAACGGCTGAAGACATATATTATTACCCTCCTACAGAGTATTGGTAGTCGACGATAATCCCAGTCCAATTATCCTCGTTAACGAAGCGCAGAGATCCGACATTGTGGAACCCTGCAGCTATGAGTAGTGGATGGCCTACGTCATAGATGGTTGCGGCGTTCGAAAATGGGCTACGTGCGTAGAATCCCACCTGGAACCAAGTGATCGATTGAGAAGGAGCGAGTGTCAGCGTGTAGATGGGTGTGTCCACAATCAGATCAATCACGATGTGTGACGTATCAAGTGGCAGCACTTCCCCCCTAAACTTAACAGGTACTCCAGTAGGCGCTAGGGCTGCCTTTAAGGACGTTCTAGCTGTTAGTGCGTCCATGGGTCCTCCTAGCGATTACAGAGCGAAAGAAGGGCCTTGGAGCCATCGTACGGGTACCATACTCAAGAGCAGCTGCGTAGGTAGTACCAACCGACACCCTTACAGTGTTCGGGTCCAACCTTCGCCACTTTGTGGACTCCCTCAAAGCCGTTGTGTCTGGTGCTGGTGGCTCACCTGGAGCTGATGCCTTGTGTGCTCCATACATCCTTCCACCTCCAGACTTGTTGAGCTCCTCCTTGAGCGCTACCTTGAGCTCCTCAGCTATTACCTCTAGCCTAGCCATTCCAAGTGCCTGTATGCGATTCATGGCATTCATATGACCACCTGCTCTAACAGGCAGTGCGTATGTGTAGGCCATTGCTTCACAGCCCTTACGTGGTAGGTTTCAGTGAGATATCGCAGCCTATCGTTCTCCGGCTTCGGGGAGTACCCAAAGACGAAAGCTTCATGGCTGTAAGGTATAACCTCTAGACCAGCTACATCCTTCTCGAGCAGCGCCATCGAGTTGATGTTGTCTGACCTTGGCTGCACATAGCCCTTATAGGTACTACCTGTAGCGTAGGTCTCAACTTCTTCTCCATGTGCGTTCGTAGATAGTGTTCTCGTAAGGACAACTAGAGACGACTTAGACAGTACTGACTTCATTATTCCCACGTTCCCAGGAAACAGCGCAGTGGCTTAGCCTCTGTGGCGTCACTGTCGGGTATCTGCTCATCTAGATCACTCTGGGCCTCAGTCAACTGCTTGGCTAAGTCCACAGGGGAGAGATACTGTTCGTCAATCTCTCCCACCCTGCGCCTCAGGATGGCCTCAGGAGTCATTACAAACCTTGCTGCAGCCTCGAATGGCCTGTAGTAGGTTGTAGGCACTGTAGCGATGATCCTAGACGTTGCTGTAAGGTCGAGCATCGACCCCCACTGAGAGTCAGTCCAAGTCTCGCTTACGTCTCCGCTTACTGTCCTTGCTACCCATAGTGCCCAGGTCAGGCTCGTCATGTCCTTCGCTGGGGGGCTGTTGGGGTCGTATGCCATCTTCCACCTCCTCTATATCCTTGTTCGAGAGATATACAGGCAGCCAGGTATCATCAGCCTCAAACACCTGGCCAGACACCTTGTGCCTCAGCCAGGCCATGATTAGAGTGCGCCCTTGTTGATGGTTGCGACTGCAAGCTCTTTGGGCTGTACGCAGAGGGAGCCATAGACAAAGAGCCCTCTGACACCAGAGCTAAACTTGGTCTCGAGGCGCAATTGCTCAGTAGACTGCAGCACACGTGCGTGTGTAACAACTGGGTTACCCATCATCACTTTGTACTTGGTGCCGGTAGTGTTGGGCACGTTGTTGCTTGTGAACACTTGTACTCCGTCAATAGTAGTAACCACTCCACCGACGGTGACAGTGTCACCCATAGGTGTCTCACGCAGCCCAAGCTCCTTCTTAAGGCGCCTGTAAAACCAGTTTGGCACTACGATCCGCCTATTGCCATCAGGTGCATTGTTGTTACTCAAGCGCTCGTTCAGCTCCAAGAAGACATCGTATGCAGCGATCTCGCCCATACCCCCACCAACGACGATTGGTGTAGCGTCAGAGCCATAGAGGTTGCTTGCATCAGCTGATGCGTGGAAGGTAGCAATGTGCTTGTCGAAGTGATCAGCAGCTTCATACCCATAGCGCTCGCCGAAGACAGTCGCAAGTTGCATCATCGAAAACTGGTCCGTGACGTCTGGCACCTCGAAAGCGTAGTGCTGCTGCTGGTCGATTGTCAGCGTAATGCTAGTGTCACTAAGCGCATCATAGGTAATTGCGCCAGTGTATGTCTTAATAGCGTTGGTTGGGTTAACAGCTTGGATGATCTTTACAGTGTCGCCAAAGCGCTGTACTTCGCCCTGATAGTTGCTGTTAGTGAAAGCTGGTACATAGACCATCTTCTTGTCGAGGTGGTAGAGCAGTTGTGCTGCCCAAAGGGTTGGGATTGATGCTGAAATAGCCATTTATTATCTCCTCTTATTGAGTGCGTTCATTGCTTCTGCAATGAGCTTGTAGTCGCCAGATGCCAATGCCTTGTTGAGGTCTAATGGATCTCCTGTACGACTGACGCCACCACCGCCTGGTGTCCCAACTACTCCCTGTTCCGTGGCCAAAAAGGGATAGCGCTCTAATAGCTTGTCCACAAGGATGGATCCATCTTCAGCTCTATGGTCTGCTTCAAGCAGCTTCAGAGCAGCTTCTGGGTCCCTAACCTTGCCGCCGAGTGTAGCCATGTCCTTGGTGCGATTAAGCTCGCTCTTAAGGGCATCACGCTCTGCATTAAGCTGTTCGATCATCCGTTGGGTCTCTTCTTGCATCTGCCGCTCCTTTATGGACTCAATCTCTGTAAGCCTTCCCTTTAGGGATTCCAGTTCCTCTCGAGCTTTGTTTCTTTCACTTCTGAGTCTCTGTGCTTCCCTTTTGACTTTATCCAGTCCAGGTACAGATGTCTCAACTACATCACCAGTATGTGTCGGCTCAATTGCTGCCTCAGTAGCGACCTGCGTTACTTCGTTTTCCATATGCTTCCTTTGGTCTTGGACTTACACCTTCGGGAGGCCAAGGGTGCTTTAGATTGCTATATGTGTTTCCTATGTATTGTCTCTTGGCGCCCATGGAGCACCACCATGTCTAAATGCATACTTGCTCAGTAGGGCATCAAAGGCAGGCTTAGTACTACCATCAAGGCAATTCCATGTAGCGACAGCCATCACTGGAGCATGCTGACTAAGGTCATCCCTATCGCTGATGGGCTTGCTGACCGCAAAGACCTGTATCAATGGCCTTGATGGCGACATACCCCAAGCTATGTGATATGTCCCAGCCTCTATGTCCCTTACGATGGACTTACTTATGTCTGCATTCATATCTGCGTACCTTTCGCAGGCCCAGGCTGTACCTGTTGCTGTGGCTCACTGGTCAACCTAGTCTGATAATCCTTCTTCTCTATAGCCATCTCATCATTGATAGCTTCGTCGGTGATACCTGACATACCCAGCTGTTGCAGCATCGTTAGCCCTTGGCTGCGACTGATCACGCCTGCATTAAATGCATCGATGACAGTCTTACGCTCATTGGCTATATCCTGACTAAACTGAGGCTTAAGGTCGATATCAATGTTCTGTGGGATCCTAGAGCCAGGTATCTTGGCAGCCATCCTAAGACACAGCGATAGGCCTCTAGAGATAGCATCTGCATAGGAGTTCACAGTGTGTGTGAAGGCTGTCCTGATCTCCTGTAGCGCTAACCCAGAGAGCTCCCTAGCTGCAATGTTTGGTACCTTCAAAGAGCTGGCTAGCTCATCAAGGGATACATCTTGCTTAGTTCGCAGTACTTCTAAGTCCACAGGTGGGAGGTTCTCGTAGCGATCTTCTGATCCAATGATCTTGATGGCCGCTGGACCCTTCTCCCGCAGCTGCTTGAGCAATTGGCTGCTTGGAGCATTACGTGCCTCATTGAGGTAGTGATCAGAGGCTACCAACGTCTCAGGTCGCCCATAGAGCTCTGCTGCTGCGTTGTAGTTAATAGCATCCTTAAGGTAGCGCTTAAAGCCTGGTAGAGCGTCTGTAGCTAATCCCTTTGGCGATCTATCAGGCCCTCGCCTAACGATCACTGGGATCACTGGCAAGCCCTTTGCATAGCTCAGGTTGTACTCGATCTCTATTGGGCTAGTTGTCCAATGTGTCCAGTCAGTAAGCAGAGGGTACACTGTAAGCTTATTCTCGGTATATACTCGCACCCTATACCGCAGACTAATGCCTTGATACTCAGTTGTGACCTGCACTACAGAGTTGATCAAGTTACTATTGTCTGTATCAAATACAGGTATACACCAGCCAGATAAAACAGAGATCTCTACAGACTTAGTGCGCTCTGACAAATATGGAAACAGTACAAACCTGCCACCAACAAGGATATCAGTGACTGCATCACCTACCATGTCCGTGCGAGCCCTTAGGATGTTATCGATCTCGTTGTCTCCAGCATCCGTTTGGCCTTGGTACTCCCAGGTAAGCTCACCAGTGGTGATGGCATCCTTGATCTTGTCCAAAAATGCCGTAAAGTGATTGGTCGTGTCCTGGTTACGTTGTTTCCACTTGGCTGATGTATCAGGTATCAGCTCATCAATAAGCTCCTGCACATCACCATTAGCAACACGCCGCACAAGTAGCTCATAATCTCGCCATGCCTTGAGGGCGCTCTCCTCAGCTCTCATTAGAGCCAAATCGATATCTATCATTAATACACCCCCCATGTCGCGACTAGACCACTACTGATGCCGTATCTCGTAAACAGTGCCATCCGTAGTGCATCCACAGCGTGATCATCCTTTTTGATTGGCTCGTTGCGAGGATCTCTAGTATCAGTACCCTCTGCATACCTATAGTTGCCCAACTCTTTGATGAGGTTGGTACAGCTACTGTGTATACGTAGCCTAGGCGGCATACCATCAGCCACTGGTAGTAGCATTTGGCTCACTGTGCTGATGCCACGCATTACATCCTTTTGGCCCTTGATTAGACCATGAACATAAAAGTCCTGAGTCAGCGTCTTACGGTCAGTAAGATCGTGGTCGCAGTAGATGATTGGTACTGGATCACTGTTGATTGCTTTGGCTACCTCAGACAGAGGCACATTAGACTTGTACCATTCTCTCGTGACGTAGATATAGCCTTGAGTGTCCTCCTCCAGCCATAACATGCAGTGAGGGTTGGCTCCACCAAAGTCAAGGCCACCAAACCTAGCAACAGGCTTGTGTGAGCTCTCAGAGTAGCAGTGAGCCTCTCTGGAGAACTCTGGGTATACCATACCCACCATAGACACCCACTCGCCTTGTAGATACCTCTGAGCTCTCTCAGCACCAAGGGAGATCTCCAGCATATGTATGTAGTCCACAGGGAGATTAGGATTGGAGTACGTATTGCTAGTGATAGCTTTGTACCCAGGCTTAGGATCCCTAAAGAACCAATCGTACAGGTAATGCTCAGGACCATCAGGGTTACAGCTACCCCATAGTTGCCTTGAGCCTAATGGATGCCGTAAACGCCCAAGTACCTCAAGTACAGTATCCTCAGTGATAGCAGTAATCTCCTCAATAACAGCAAAGCCAAGGTTAAGTGACCTTAGCCTCTCCCTCATTGCCTGTGGACTTGATCCAGATAGCGACATGAACAGTACCTCACTACCATTAGCAAAGGTGTACTTATGATCATTGCCGTGGTAGCTTACCATCTTTGCAGCCATCAACGGCTCGATCAATTGATCAAAGTCCGCTTGCAGTGTCTCCCTCAGCTGCCCTAGCGTCTCGGCTCCTGCCAGCCCCCTAACACCTGGGTACATCAATGCTTGCTTGAGTATTATCCATGCGTTGGTAAGTGTCTTACCGGATCCATAGGCGCCCGATTGCAGTGTAAACTTAGCCTTACTGTTAAGTGCCTCAAGTTGATGATCATAGGTAGGCTCCATAAGCCCAAACTTATCAATCTGCATCCTTATCCTTTAAGCTCTCAGGCCAGATGATAGTGATGCCCCTAGATTGCTCACCTTGTGGCTCAAGATCGCCATGCATCTGAGCCAATAGTTTGATAGCAGCAATACGATCACTGATCTTAGTCAGCCCAGGTACCCACTCACCCCGATAAAACATAGACTCAGTAATCTCTCCCCTAGCGATCTGCGATAGTATAATCTGCTTATCAATGGATGATAGCACAGACTGATGCAGATCATTAGCCCTATCAACGATAGCCTGCTGCATAGCATCCCTCATAGGCTGCCTCAGCTCATCGATGTACCGATTGATAGCCGGATCATTTAATAGCCGCCTCAGACTTACATCTGTGCCCTTACCACTATATCCAGCCTCCAACAGAGCCCTTTTGCCATCCCCATGAGCGACATAGGCCTCACAAAAGGCCATCTGCCTCTGATTGAGATCATGCATAATTAACTCCTCTATATACATTATATCATATCGTGCCTGCCATTTTTCCTCATCGTCCTCATTGTAATTATCATACAGCACGTGCTATACGACATTAAGGACATTGGCAAAAATAGTTCAATCTAGCAATAGTTCAAAAAATGAAAGATCCCCAGTATGTCTACTGGGGTGCGGATATGAATGAACTATTTAATATTACCAAACATGCGGTCCCTTGTCAAGCGTGTAGTCAAAGAGGCAATTCGCGCTCGTAGGACCTACGGATTAACTTGTACTCTCATTTCGCAGCTTATGTCTCTTTGCTTCTTACTTCCTGAGACCTTTGCAACCGATGGGTTGTCCATCATCGCCCCGGATTAAATCTCCAGGTGCGAATACGTCTACCCGGCTGCCTTTGAGGGCGGACAGCACCAGGCCGCTGACTACAAACACTTGGCCTATTGTGACCTCTGGTAGACCCACTACCTCTCCAAAGACTACATCGTGGATCTCCACACCGGCTACAGTATCCACTACTGCGCTTGTGCTACTTACTCTGGCCACTTGGCCACTAGTTGCAATGGCAACCATAGATCCATCTGCTGCTTGGATGTTGAGGGTGTGTGGGGTAAGATTGATGATTTTCATCTTTTTCTCCTTCTTGGAACGCTTGGCTCCCTTTGATGTCTTAAGTGTATCACTTGCAGCGTCTGATGTCAATGGGGGGGCTCAATGGTAGAGATTGAGCCCACAGGAGCGGTGGTAACCAATTAGCCAAAACAGCATCTAGGAGCCCATTGGTGCCCTATTGAATAGGTAGAATAGTACTGTGGAATATCTACCTATTCAATAGGGCTTCCATCCGCTCCCAGAGATGATATAATGAGATATGGATAGATATAGTACAAATTACGATTGGGCGATCAAGGCAGCTAAGTACAATGCGGGTATCCAACTGCTGGCTAAGGCGTATCTTGGCAAATGGGATCCTGTGAGCCTCAATGTGATCCATACTGAGCATATAGGGCCTGAGATGCCCCTAGGATCGACGCCAGTATACTCTGGGGTGTTGGAGTGCCAAGAGAGGATTGGAGGCCGCTATAGGCCTAATACAGCGATCAACTACAGGCTATGGCGGGATGACTACGATAGATATATGGATAGCCTGCAGCGCCCAGAGCTATCGATGATCGAGAGATATATAGATGGCTGGCTAATCCATAGCGGTGAGCTCGGATACCCACTGCCAATGATCGATCTAATGGCTGGCTATTATCTTATAGATGATGATGTGCCTTGGGCAAATCGCACCGAGGGATACGCAGTGCGCAAAATGATTGATGCGATAGTGTCCTCTAAACCTGTTGACATCAGACGTAGCATCTGATAGCATATTCATAGGAGTAGTTATGATGTACAAGTACAAAGGTGGCCCTATAAACAACGAGTTGCTTGATTATCTTTATAGGGCCCAAGGAGGTGGTGACGATACCATTACTATCGGGTCACTAGTGTACCGGCTACACCCGCTAGATGTACGCACGCTGGCTCACGTATATGGATTAATACTCGAGGAGGAACACGTATGAACAGTGACGAGAACTTATTCTTGATGGTCTCTAAAGCCCTAGAAGCGGTCTTAACGGCCGAGGAGCTCAACAAGGTAGTTATAGGTCAGACGGATAGCGACGTGATCATCTACGTCTATCCTACGGCTCAGGAGTTCATGGATGGGTGTCAGCTGGCTTGGTTTATCTTGGATGCTATTGGGCTGCATACCCAAGTACGAATCAGTGCGAAAGTAAGGAAACAGCTGAATGTACCAGCTGGCGTATTACCACCATGGATAGAGGTAAACAGAAGCCTATACAACAGAATGCAGCGGGATGCTGCAAAGCTATTTGGGGAGGTAGAAAGTGAGTAAGATATCGATCATCTATTTTACGAAGCAGGGCTGCGGACCATGTAACTTATTGAAGCCAGTGATGGATAAGTTGGCCACCACGATACCAATCACCCGTATTGACGTAGAACTAGCACCAAGGGATGTAGCTGCCCACAATGTCTCATCAGTACCTACTATTTTGTACTTACGAAATGGCCAGGTAGTCCACAGGCAGACAGGTCATAGAGGTAGAGAGCTCATATTGGCGACCATTAGATCTTTAGGTGCCCAGGACAACGTTTAGGTCCTATTGAATAGGTAGAATAGTACTGTGGAATATCTACCTATTCAATAGACCATCGACACCATCTAGGAGTGCAAAATCATGACAAGTAGAGCTGAGCAGAAAATCATAGCAGATTGGCAAGCCAAAGGTATCAAAAAGTGGCAATGTGATTGGTGCTACACCGAGAAGTCTTTAGGTTGGGCAGCCTACTGGGGTACAGGTTGTCCAGAGTGTAGTGACCGAAGAATGGAGCCAGTCAAATGAAGATCGGTAAGGTGCAGAAGGCGCACCAAAATCCGGAGCTCGTGTTCGAGAAGTATACTAGGGCTTGCAACTCTCCCTTTGTGGAGTCGGTTTATAACGTCTTTTGGGATGACAACGGATCAGGGATAGCGAGCTACTATTTAAGGTACTATTGGATGTTCGATTTCCCGATCGACAGGAGGCTGGATATATATGGATAACAAGATAGCGCCTATGTTGGCGCATAGCTGGAAACCATCTATTGATGTATCCAGCTGGATGATCACGGAGAAATATGATGGCGTCAGGGCTATCTGGGACGGCAAGTCGATGTTAACGCGGAACCGGCAGGGCATATGGATCCCTGATTATATCAGGGAGGCCTTACCAAAAGACGTTTGGCTCGATGGTGAGCTGTTTGCTGGTAGAGGGGGGTTCCAGGATTGTGTGAGCATAGTCAAATCCGCCAATCGAAAAGGGGATTGGCATAGGATAAGGTATATGGTGTTCGACGCGATCATTCCGGATGTA